CAGCAGGGTTCCAGAACTCAAGTATTAATTGATCAAAGTCTAGGTTCTTATAAATCCAGTTAGCTAATTGAAGATTTGGAATACCATCTATTTCAAAGTCTGCTGCTTTACCTTCGGTATGTTGAGACTTAATAGTTGAACCAACAGCCAGGCACAGCTCCGGTGATCTATAACCAGAAGAAATTTTAACAGACATATTAAATGAATCTCTAATTGGCTGCAATACATTATCGCATAATGATTGTAGATTTTTAATATGCTCAACTTTAGGAATGTTACTTATCTTTTTATCTTCCGCAGTTTTAGAATAAGTTAATTCTTCTAATGTAAAATTTTCTGATAGTTTCATTTGATTGTTATTTTACCATCTTCGCCAACATAAACAATCTTTACGTTTAAAGACTTTTGTATTTTAGATGGAGATCTATTAATACGATCGTTTTTTTTATTTGAATATTTAGTATCTGATTTTCTATATGATACAGTCTTAACATCATAGTTAGTATATTCTTTTGTTTTGGTGTGATAAGTTACGATATCTATTGGACCCACACCGCCTAATGCAGTGAACACAATTAAGTTTGGATTCTTAGCAAAATGCGCTTGAGCTAATGCTTCTGACACTAAACCCTTGTCTGACTTTTTAATCAGAAATTATCCTATTGTTTATTTAACGAACTTAAGAATAGCAAGAACAGAACCTATCAATGCACCTATGATTACAAGAAAAGCTATAACCCCTTTTCCTTTATTCATGTCTGAGTGTAATTGTTTAACATCACTACGTAGCTCATCTATTGTTTTAATGAGTGTACTCATTCGTTCAGCACACAGCTTCTCATGCGCAGACAAACGAACTGATGTAGTAGATACTATCTTGTGTTTCCTTTTCATTAAGCCACAATATATAGTGGTATGAAAAAGTCAATCTATAGGTGTATATGGGATGCTATATCATCCCATATAGTATTTATTTAGTCTTCGTCTTCTTCTTCTATATCTAGATCATCCTCATCTTCATAACTATCTTCAGGATTAATCTTTAGCTCTAGATCATCCAGGAGATCTTTAATCTGATAGATGATATCTTCAGCTGATTTGTGTTTTTTTGCCATGCAAACTCCTATAGTTGGTTTGGCAAAAGCCAACTAGTGTTAATTGAATAATAAGTAAATAAAATTATTTTTTATAACTTATTGAATTATAAATATAATTTATTTTTTATTGTAGAACTGTTCTACACTTTTAGCATAATCTTTCCAAAATGTTTTAACATCTTCAAAAGCATCTGCATAAAACTTAGTCCAGTATTCTCTGAAAGATTTATAATCTAACATAGTATTCTCCATTGGTTAATGGAAACTATATATGTTGCAGTGCAACAAATTTCAAGTCTATTTTAAATGAGATCTGATAGATTCAATAGCGTTACCGATTTCATCTTTATAAGCATAACCAATGAAACCTCCAGCTATTAAACCAATAATAAGTGTAATCATATTATTTCTTGTTTAGTTGTGTCATAAACATACCATGATACTCGGTAGAACCCAAGTGTGTAATTGGTGTAGATAAGTCTGTCCAGATCTCAAAGCCACACTCTTCAGCTAATCTACAGAAGTAATAATCTTCAGATAAAAATCTATTAACACCATCTTTCTCTTTATAGATTCCAACAGGAAAGAAATCATACGCATTATCTGATCCTTCTATTCCTGTTCTTAGATCTGGTTTGTATTTAAGCTGAGGATTCTTATCTATGATAGTAGTAAACACCTCACGTTTAATCATCATAAAACCAGTAGCACTTTCTTTTACCCTTGCGAATCCCTGTTTAAATTCTGTGTTAGGATAAAGATTAACATTAAACTGAAGCAAATAATCACGCATTGTTTGCTCATCTATATTATTATTTTCTTTGATACGATCTAGTAATTGCTGCCAGTAAAATCCTTTTACAGGATAGGTGCATGTTACAACTTCTTTATTAAAGTCTATTATTCTTTTTAAATTATCAATGGTGAATCCTATATCAGCATCAATAAATAATAAGTGAGTGCCATTAAATTCTTTGTTATCTAAGAACTTAGTTACAAACTTATTTCTAGCACGATTAATTAAGGATTCAGTGGGAAGTGTTTCAACTCTGATATTATGTCCCTGATCGTTTAACCAACGTAATGTATTTAATATGGAATGGAATGTAAGGTTAGAAACATTTCCACCAAAACAAGGTATTGCTATTAAGATGTTCATCGTTGTATGAACAGTATTTATATCTTATTCTTTAGGATTGTTAAATCTATTCTTTTGGATATTTAGCTTTAACTGCTAAACAATCGTCAATATACTTTTGTATTTGAGCATCATCATCTTTAACAATACCATCTAGGTATTCTTTAAAGTCAGGATATTCTTTTGCTCTTTGTCTTTTATATTGGTTAGCTTGATACTCAGCTATTAACTCTTGTTGTTTATTTAAAATAGTTTGATTATCAATAGGAGTTGTTCCATTTAACCAAGTGATTTGGTTTATATCTTCAGCATTAACACTAACTTCTGCGTTTGGATTAATTGCTTTAATTGATTTGATTATATCAGTCATATTATCCTTTTATTTCCATTAAAGTAATTGTTGAAGTTGCTCTAAAAGAACCAGTACCATCGCCATCTGAGCTATTTCTATTCACAAGTAATGTAGTACTACTATTTGCACCAATTTGAAGTTTATAAGTAGTAGAAGAAGTTGTTGATGGTGAATCTAAAAAATTACTACCTATGGTAATATGCATAGCTGGACCCATGGCAGTAGCCCCTAAATAATAACCAATAGATGATCTTTTTCTTGAACCTGCTGAATCTGCAATTTGAATTGCAGTTGAACCTCTTAATAATTGAAGAACAATAAAAACATCCGAATCAGTCCCAGCATCAACACTATACAAAACTAAAATTTTATTTGAAGCAGAAGATGGAGTAATTGATGCCGACAATCCAGTAATATCTGTATAAGCAGATGCTGAAGATACTGAAAAAGTATCAGTCTTAGTTGTTGATACAACTTGAACAACAGCACCTGCAGCTACTTTGGCAGCTGTTACAGAACCATCAACTAATTTAGCAGTAGTAACATTTGCATCTACTATTTTAGCAGTAGATACAGTTCCATCACTAGGAGTACCTATGTTTAATACATCACCTAATACTAAAATAAAATCTATTGAGTCAGAAGCAGTTAAAGCACTATCAAATACTATTGTTGAACCTGATATTGTATAAGCTGAAGTTGGCGATTGAATAACACCATTTAAAGATACGATACAGTTGTTTGCAGTTTGTGGAAAGTATGCAACTCCACCACTTAATAAATTGTATGTAGCTGTAGCGGATGTTGTAATAGCATCTAGCTTTACAAAATTTCCTACAACTGGTTGTTTGCCGATATAAGCCATCTATTTTGGATATTTAGTTTTAACTGCGTTAATTGTTTCTTCCCATTTATTAGTGCCATTAATCTTATCCCAATACTGCAAATCTAATTGTTCTTGAATTGATGGATATTCTTTGGCTCTATCTCTTTGGTATTGTTTAGAATTATATTCTGCAATTAGTTCTTGTTGCTTAGCAAGTATTTCATTTGCAGGAATTGGTGTAGTTCCATTGTGCCAAGTGATTTGGTTTATATCTTCAGCATTAACACTTACTGATGCGTTAGGATTAATTGCTAAAATTGATTTAATTATATCTGTCATATTATGATGCTATTTCCATTACTGTAATTGATGATGCACTTCTATTTTGATAATCATTGTTTTGATCGTCATGTGAACGATTTAAGTAAATTGTGTTAGATTGATCAGAACCAATACCTACAGAATAGGTTGTAGCAGAAGTTGTATTTGGTGAATCTAAAAATACAATTGTTGTATTTCTTGCATCTGATGTTGGGGTTGAATCTCTATGAACAGTTCTTCTTTGTCTATTTCCTGCTGCATCACCAATAAATATATTTGTTGAGCTTCTTATTAATACTGCATTAATTTCACTTCCAGTTTGTACACCACAATTAAAATTAGCCATAACTAAAATTTTATTAGATGCACTAGATGGGGTTATGCTAACACTATAACCAGTTGGTTCGGCTACTGTGGTAGCAGTTACAGAACCAGAAAATGTATCAGTCTTAGTTGTTGATACAACTTGCAATACTTTACCAACACCAGATAATTTACTAGCAGCTATAGCAGCACTAGCATTAATATCGGCATTAACTATTGTGCCATCAGTTATTCCTAGTGATTGTATTTTTGTTAGTGGCATTTAAATATTTTCTTGTGTTGGCGGATTATCAATTACAACACCACCTTCAGCAATCCACTTTTGAATAGTTTGGTAGTCTGTGTTTGCTGGGTCTAATGGTACATGACTTATAATTTGATTATTATATGTTATTTTATAACCAGCAAAAATATTACCTTTAATATTATCGTAAATTTTTTCTATTGTATTAATCATTATAACTCCGAAGAAAATGTAATTTTAGCCGTAGATTTTTCAGCAAGAACAAAACCAGCTTGTCCACCAGTACCTGATATTTGTGTGTCATTTCTTATATTGCAACGATCTGTAGTTGTTTCAAATTGAGTTGTAAAAGTATCAAAGGTATCATTATCATTATTTCTATAAAATATAAAATCATCAGTATTATTTGAAAAAGTGCCTGTTGGAGCTGATCTCATAGTATTTGAAAACTCAATATTACAAATTACAGTAGTATTATTATATAAAAAACCTCCTGATATTTGTTGATTTGCACCATTTACATGAACATAAAAATATCTTTGGCATCTAGCTAAGCTAACATCAATAGGTAAGAACTCAAAATCAGTAGCACTTGTTCCAGCTTCTAATTGAACTCCAGTAATAAAGAAATCGTTTGATGTACTGTCTGCTATATTAACTTGTCCCACTGCTCTGTTTGCATCTACTCTTGCACCCCAAGTAGTTTGTAAAGTTCCTGATGAGTAAGTTGAACCAGCACCTAACCAAAAATTTAAATCTAAACTTCTTTCGTTATTATTATCTAAAGCACCAGATGTATCTCCAGGAAAAGTAACAGTTTTAAATTCCCAAGTGTTAGATACACTTACAGTATAAGATTTAGATATGGTTCTTGAGTTATCATTATCAAGAAGTTCACAAATAAATGTTCCAGTTTTTGTAGATTTAACCCAAAACGAAGCAGTCAAAGATAAAGCACCAGCAGTTCCTTTTTTTAAATATTGCAAATTTTGTCCCTCAAAATATTGACCCAAAACCATAAAATCACCAGCACTTGGTGAAGCATCAGCAGTGGTGCAATCCATTTTTAAAGATTTAGAAAAACCATACCCACTAGGTACATCTGTTGATTGAGATTGTGTCCAAGTTCCTAAAGAAGATAAAGCTGTTTGAAATCTATCAAGTGTATAATAACCAGTAGCAGTTATAGAAGACACACTTGTGCTTCTCTGTGCAATTTGCATATCACCATTAATAACAATATTTCTAAATGGTTGTGAACTAATGCCAGTTAATTTAGTAGCTACTATTGCAGCACTTGCATTAATATCAGCATTAACAATAGTACCATCTACAATCTTTGCAGATGTTATAATACCATCAGCTATATCCGCAGAAGTTAAAGGTACTGCTGAAGGTTTTACTCCTACATATCCCATGTTTAATCCTATGAGCTGATGTCATCAACCACTGATACCCAAACGTCTAATGAACTAGCAGTGTTAGAAATTATTTTAAGTGCATCTCCACTTTGCATAACAAACTTAGCACCACCATCTAAAACTTGTAATGATGATCCACTTGGGATTGGAGCTGACTTTACTAAATAAATATCATTAGAACCATCGTTAATATAAACATCTGCATTAACTGCAGAAGCTGTAATATTAGCAACTGATATTCCAACTACTGTATCAAATGAGTTAGCTGTGAAAGATGTTACAACAGAATCTCCAACATTGTTATTTGTGTATCTTCTAAAATTTTGTGCCATATCTATTCCTTATTATAATGCGATTGACATTGCAATACTAAATCCTTTAGTTGCAAAAGTACTTGTATCAGTAGCTTCTACAGTTAGCCAAGCAGAACCTGTATAATATTTCAATACACTAGATGTTGTATTAAAGTAAAGATCACC